GTAAACTGTTAATCGTGACCGTATTACTACTTGCCACACTAGCAGCCCAAGCCGGGTGCCTGCGTGGTGAGTGGTACACAGTCAAGCCCAACGGCAAGCTAACCACCCGCCCAGCCTACACACTGACTGATGGCACGCTTGCAAAGACAAAAGAACGTGCGCTAGTCGGTGCAACTTGTGATACACAGTACAAGCCCACAAAGCCCAGCGGCAAAGACCTGTGGGCGTCGTATGACTCCACGGGACTTGTAGCGCTCTGCACCAAACGATAGCCCCAGCGATGGGGCTTTTTTACGCCCTTTACCACGTCGGACAATGCGCAGCACTGAATAGGCGAGGTGCGCATGGCTGAAAAACTGGACGATGAAGATTTGCTTTCGATCTTGCAGCGCAAGGAGGACGCAGCATCGCACTACGTCCACGGCCAGCTCGGAGACGAGCGTGAAATGGCGATGCGCGAGTACCACCGGATGCCCTACGGCAACGAGGTGGAGGGCGAGAGCCAGATTGTTGCCAGCGACATTCAGGACAGCGTAGAGTGGATTCTCCCGGCCCTGCTGAAAACCTTTACAGCCACCGACAAGGCGGTGTCATTTGAGCCAACCCGCGCCAGTGACGTTGCAGGCGCAGAGCAGGCTACCGACGCCTGCAACTACGTCTTCTACAAGCAAAACAATGGATTCCTGATCCTGTACACCGCCATCAAGGACATGCTCACGGTTCGGAACTGTGCCGTCATGTGGCGAAAAGAGGATCAGGAAACCGTCAGCAGCGTGCCGTTCAAGGGTGCAACGGGCGAAATGCTGGCGATGATGCTGCAGGAGGAAGACGCGGAGATTGAATCCGCAACGCCCGCGCCAATCGTGGACCAACAAGGCCAGCCACAGCTTGACCCGTTCACCGGGCAGCCCGTCATGGGCTACAGCGGGCGCATGAAGCGCACTGAGAAAAAATCAATCGTCAGGGTAGAGGCATTCAGCCCAGATTCGCTGCTGGTGCAAAGCGACTGGACCAGCCCGCTTTTGCAGGATTGCCCATATTTGTGCCGGATGATGCGCGTCACGCTGTCTGACCTGGCAATGATGGGCTTTGATGATGTGACGGCGGACGATCTGCGCTCCAGCGATTCGCAGGACTACGGCGGCAACGCATCGCAAAGCCGTATCACCAGGGTGGACAACGCCGCGCCTGCCGACGCGCTTTACATGGGCGATGGTGATAGCGACGATGACGCCATGGCCGAGGGCTGGTTGCGTATTGAGTTTGTGCTGGCGGACAAGGACGGCGACGGCATCGCAGAGCGGCTGTGTGTGTACCGTTTGCGAGACAAGATTCTGAAATGCGAGGTCACAAGCCACGTACCTATCGCCACATCAAGCCCCATTTTGAACCCGCACCGCTGGGATGGGATGAGCATGGCCGATGCGGTGGCGGACTTGCAGAAGCTGCACACCGAGCTGCTGCGCCAGACGCTGAACAACCTCTACCTGACCAACAACCCACGAACAAAGGTATTGACGGATGCCAACTGGACGCCACTGGTAAACATTGACGACCTGCTTGATAGCCGGGCGGGTGGCGTCATCCGACAGCGTGACGTTAACGCGGTTACTGAGCAAGTAATACCGTTCAGTGCTGGCGCGTCCATGCCCATGCTGGAGTACGTGCAGGGCATGAGGGAGAACCGAACCGGCGTGTCGCGCACCAGCCAGGGCATGAACCCGGACAGCATGAACAACACCGCCACGGGCCGCGCCATGGATATGACAGCAGCGATGCAGCGCGTGGAGTTGATTGCCCGCATCATCGCGGAGACGCTGGTAAAGCCGATTTTTCAGGGCATTTTGAAGGTGTTGACGGATGGCGGCATGGAGAAGCTGGCATTCCGGTTGCGTGATGAGTTTGTGGAGTACGACCCGAACGAGTGGCGCGACAGCTACGATATGTCAATCAATGTTGGCCTTGGAACGGGTGACGCACAACAAAAGGCGGCGCAGCTGCTGAACATCTACCAGATGCAAACCGCCGGGATGCAGTTCGGGCTTGCAACACCTGCGCACCTGTACCACACGCAATCCAAGGTGATAGAAAACGCTGGGTTTAAGGACGTTCAGAACTTTATACAAGACCCCAGCAAGCAGCCGCCACAGCAACCGCAGACGCCTTTGCCGCTGCAAATCGAGCAGATGAAGATTCAGGCGGATGCCCAAAAGCACCAGGCGCAGACGATGCAGGATCAGCAAAAGTTCCAAGCCGAGGCGCAAATGCAGATGCAGGTGGAGCAGATGAAAGCGGAGCTGAAGCTAAAAGAGATTCGCGGCAATCTTGAGCTGCAGGCCGCAAACGACGCCCGCGACGCCGAGCGTGAGCGCCAAAAGGCAATCATGGACGCCCAACTCGAAGCCCAGCGCATGGAGTTCGAGAAGTGGAAGGCGCAGCTTGCCGCCGAGACGCAAATCTACATCGAACAAATGAAATCGGGCATGGCGCAAGCCACGCAGATTGCTGGCAACGATGTGAATGCAGCGCTGGCAAAGAGCATTGACGGTCTAAATCAAGCGGTAGGTGGCGTTGCTGGGCAGTAGTCCTTTACCAATCAAGACAATGATTGCATGGCAGCAACACCAACCGATCACAAAGACGTTTTGCGCGGCAAAGAGGCGCAAGCGGTACTGGATAACGCGGCTTTCAAGGCTGCGATGGCGGGTCTTAAATCGTCTGTGCAGGAGCAGTGGAAAACATGCCCTATTCGCGACCGCGAGGGGCAGGTGCTGCTGTTGCAGTTGGCGAAGCTGACGGATAAGTTTGAGTCGCTGCTGGTTGGCATGGTGCAGACCGGCAACTTTGCGCAGCGCAGGATTGATTTTGACAAGGTGCGAGACGAGCCGCCCGTGCGGCAGTTCATGCGCAGGATTACTGGCTAGGCATGTAGCTATTGCGGGATAGACACCCGCCGTTTAGCCACTCTCATGCTGTGGGGTGGTGTGTTTGGAAAGATCACATCATGGACGGACACGCAGAATCTGCACCCGAATCAGGTGGATTGAGCGACCTCGTTTCTTTTTTGGCGGACACTCCCGACGAGGAATCCACAGACCAAAAGGAAGCAAATCAAGCTGAAGAATCTACCGGCGAAGAAGCCGACACGGATGCGGAAGCAAACGACGAACAGGACATTGACCCAGACGCACCAGACGATGGTGAAGATGTGGACGAACCTGCACCCGTTGAAGCAAAGATCACCTTTAAGGTGAAAGGCGAGGACGGCAAGGAAGAAACCGTGGAAGCCACCACGGAGGATATTGCCAAGTCCTACATGCGCCAGCAGGACTACACCAAGAAAACCCAGGCACTCGCCGAGCGCGAGACACAGGCGGTGCAGTTTCTGACGCAGAAGCACGAAGAAATCCGCGCCAATTATTTGCAGCAGGCCGAACTGACGCGGGCGGCAGTGGTGCAAATGGCGGGGATCAAGACCGAGGCGGAAATGGCGCAACTTGCCAACTCCGACCCTGCAGCATGGGTGGCGGAAAACCAGCGCCAGCGCCAAATCAACAGCTACCTGAACACCCTGAATCAACAGATTGAGGGTGAGAAGCAGCAAGCACAGGCGCAGGCAGAGCAGCGCATCCAGCAGCAAATCAAGCAGCAGTTTGATGCTGCATGGGCGGAGTTGTCGAAAGATGGCATTGACAAACCCAAGCTGCAAAAAATCTACGGCGATGCGTCGAGCAATTACGGGTTCACAGACGCTGAACTCGCCAATGTGTACGACCCCCGGCTGGTGCGCGTGCTGCGTGATGCAGCAGCCTACCGCACATTGCAGGCCCAAAAGCCAGCAGTGATGCAGAAGGTGCAAAACGCTCCCCGTATGCCATCCAGACAGTCCGCACCCGCGCAAGAGCGGCGCGACCAGGCGCTTGAACAGAAGTTCAAGACAGGCCGCGCCAAATTGAACGATTTAGCCGCATTCCTGCGGTAACAGGAGCATTTCAAAATGACAGTCCCAACCAATCTCTATCAAAAAGCATCCCTCAAGGGCAGCCGTGAAGATCTGATCGACAAGATTTTCAACACTTCGCCCAACGAAACGCCGCTGACTTCGGCCATGGGTCGCGTGACCGCCACTACGGATTTCCACGAGTGGCAAACCGATAGCTTGGCCGCAGCTTCCGCGTCCAACAAGATGATCGACGGTGACGATGTGACGCTGGACGCGCAAACCGCGACCGTGCGCATCGGCAATCACCTGCAAATCTTCAACGGCTCCGTGGGCGTGTCTCGCCGTGCGAACATCGTCCGCAAGGCCGGGCGCACGTCTGAAATGGCGTACCTGAAGGGAAAGAAGATGTTGGAGTTGAAGCGCAACATCGAAGCCATGGTTTTGTCGCCCACTCAGGTGGCGATTGCTGCAACCACGTCCGTTGCCGGTCAGTCTGGCGGCTTGGGCGTGCAGTGCGTGTCCAACCCCCTGCACAACGGCGCTGGCGCCACGGCGGCTTGGACATCTGGTGCGCCCACTGCGGCCATCACCGCAGGCACCAACCGCACGTTTTCAAAGACCCTGCTGGATACCGCGTGCCAGAACATCTACACAACCTCGGGGCAGTTTGCCGAGATGCTGGTGGTGTCCCCTGCGCACAAGACGCTGTTCTCCGGGTTCTCCGGTATCTCGCAGAACCGCACCGAGATCAAAAAGGGATCTACCCAGGGCACGGTGGTAGGTGGCGCAGATGTTTATATGTCCGACTTCGGCGCCCTGTCGGTGGTCCCCCACTACCTGCTGGCAGGCTCGGACACCGCCTACGTGCTGAACACCGACTACCTGGAATTAGCATTCCTGGATGGCTTCAAAACCACCGACCTTGCCAAGACTGGCGACGGCGACAAGGTGCTGATCACGGCGGATTGCTGCTTGGCGGTGCGTGCGCCTACAGCGCAGGCTAAAATCACCAATCTCACACCTTGATAGGCTAACGGCGTGACAAATCGGGAGGCTTCGGCCTCCCTTTTTTATGCCTTTACCAGTTTGGAGAATGGCCGCGTAACTCGGAGAAATACGCATGGCACTTCAAATTTTCGCCACGGGCGCGAACATCACAACGGGCGCAGTGTCTGCCGGTGCGACCATCCCGCTTGATTCATCCGGCGCAGTGCCACGGCACATCCGTATCACCGCATCGGTTTCCGCATGCGTGCGAATCGGCACAGGCGCCCAGACCGCAGTCGCCACCGATACGGTAGTACAGCCAGGCGCGCCGCTGATCATCGCCACCAACGGATGCACGCACATTGCGGCCATTCAACAAACGTCGGCAGGCGTGGTGCAGGTATCGCCAGTCGAGGATCTGTAACCGTGGAACTCGCAGCCAATGTCACGATTGACGAGGGTGTAAACCCGTGGGGCACTCGCCGCCAGATCATTCTGGAGGGCGACCAAGCCGTTACCAAACTGACCTACGACGCAGAGCCACTGCTGGAGGCTGCAGCCGCAGAGCGTGCCGCCACTGCCGGTGAGCGCTGGGGTGATATGCGCAAGATCGGAGTGATTCCGATGGCCGAACTCAACCGCATTAACGAGACGTATCGCACGGCGGCAGAGCGCCAGGCGCAAATCCTGCTGTGGTTGCGTGCTAACCCGCGCATGGTCACTTTTGATAAGTTCCTGAAATGACCTACGCGGCACTGAAAACTGACGTTGCCACCTACCTGCACCGCTCTGATTTGACGGCGCTGATTCCGGCATTCGTGGAGCGGGCAGAGGCGTATCTGTTTCGCGAGTTGCAGCAAATCAAGGATTTGGCGGCCTCGAAAACGGGAACCACAACAGGCGAGTACGCCACGCTGCCGACGGATTTTGGTTCCGTTTCCAAGCTGACAGTGACCTATGGAAGTACCGAGTACACGCTCGACTACAAGGACGAAACGGCAGTTGCTACCACGACCGTGCCGTACCTGTACGCCCTGGAAAACAACCAGTTGCGCATATTCGGCGCATCGACAGGGCAGACCTACACGCTGTACTACACCCCGAAGCTGACTGCACTCAGCGACAGCAACACGACCAATTGGCTGCTGACCAACGCACCAGACCTGTACCTGTACGCCACGGCCATGGAGGGTGCAAAGCACATTCGTGATGAGGCCGAGATTGCCCGCTGTGCCGGGTACGTGGCCCAGGCCATGGAGTCGGTACGCCGCAGCAGTGAGCGCAAGGGACAGCCAACCAAGGGCGCTCTGCAAATCAAACCGAGGCATTGTGTATGACAGTCGAAACAGCAACCTACATCAGCCAACTAGACGCCACATACCCGGCAGCGGGCGACCAGAAAAACGAGGGCGATAACCATATTCGTCTGCTGAAAAGCACGATTAAGGCTACGTTCCCAAACGTGGCCGGTGCTGTCACCCCTACGCACACAGAAATAAACTACGTTGACGGCGTAACCAGCGCTATACAGACGCAGTTTGACGCTATAACAACCAAGTCAACGGACGAGGCAGTCAGCGTATTTGACTATCTGAGCACGGCACAGAAGGCAGACGTTCGCACTGGCGCGTTGACGCTGGATACAGCCGCTGCCTTTGCTTCTGCCATAGCAACAGGCAAGCCGGTACTTGTGCCTGGCGGGCCTACATGGGCCTATCTGATTGGCTCCACGCTTTCTGTTCCGAGCAACACGCAAATCTACAGCAACCGGGCCAAACTCAAATTGGCGGCATCGGTCAACAACCACGTTATCCGGATTGCAGACGGTGCAGACAATGTAGAGATTCGCGGCCTGGAGATTGATGGCAACAAGACGAACAACACGGGCGGCATCGGTATCGCCATGGGCGGCACTGGCGGGTCAAACGTCCGCGTGAAAGACTGCTACGTGCACGATTGCTCATCGCACGGAATTTACTTTGCCGGGTCATCGTCTTGCACGGGCATTCTGGCTGCTGACAACTACTGCTACAACAACTATTCGGCGGGTGTTACCTGCAATGACACCGTAATAAAGTTCGCATTTGAACGCAATCTGTGCTGGAACAACGGCACCCACGGCGTCGGCATCATTGGCATCGCAAAACACGGCGCAATCGTCGGCAATGTGTGCTGGGGCAATGGAATTGGTACTCCAAATGCGGATGACATAACTGGCTACAACGCCAGCAATGAAAACATCACGGTAACTGGAAACACCTGTTACGACAGCTCCAACAATGGCATTCACATGGGCGGGACGCTGATTACTGTCAGCGGCAATGTTGTCCACAATGCGCTCTACTACGGGATTGTTGTTTCCCCAAGCACAGGCACTGGGGACGACTGCGTAATCACCGGCAACACGATTTATTCGTCTGGCCTGGCTGGAATCTGGCTGAAGGATTGCAACTCTGGCGTCATCTCAAGCAATGTCGTTCGCAGTAGTGCGGGGTCTGGGATGCTGATTGACAACTGCCAGAACATCGCAATCAACGCAAATAACATCCGTGCAAGCGCTAGCCATGGAATCACGGCTCCGACTGCGAGCCTATACCTATCAATCACCGGGAACACCATCCACGCCAACGGTGCCGATGGCATTGATCTTGACAGCATCACACGGTCAACCATCACAGGTAATTTGATTCAAGGCAACACCGGCTACGGCATCGGCACTGGCGGCACCGAGGCCAACAACCTCATTAACGGCAACATCGTGCGCGGCAATACAGCCGGGCAGATACAGCAGCCCGCAACGACAACCAAGGTCACCGACAACGATACCAACACATCGCGTACCGTGGCATCTGCGGCCACGGTGACGCTACCACCGGGCGGTGAATACTTCTACATCACCGGAACCACCGGCATCACGTCCATCACGGCATCGTTCGCCGAGCGCCGTGTCACGCTGAAATTTGACGATGTGCTGACGATCACCGAAGGCAGCAACCTGATCATGGCTGGCAACTTCACCACCAGCTTCACGGACACCATCACTTTCATGTGTGACGGCACAAACTGGAATGAAACCTGCCGGAGCAACAACTGATATGCCAATCGCCCGCATTGATAACTGCGGCCTTGGACTCAACAAGGACTTGACGCCAGAGGAACTTGGTAATGGCGTTTGGAATAGCGTTCAGAACATGCGGTTCAACAACGGCTACGCAGAGCGCTACCGTGGCACAGCGCAGATTTTTGATGCGCCGTCTGTGACGCCCTATTTTCTTGCCCACTATGCCACTACCACGACGCGGTTCTGGGTGCACGCCGGGCTTGCTGCGGTGTATGTAGACGACGGCACTACACGCACCGACATAACCGGCGCCGCACCGACCGGGGCGATTGATAATCGCTGGACTGGCGGAAGTCTGAACGGTGTTTTTGTCCTGAACAACGGCGTCGATAACCCCATGTTTTGGAACGGCAACACCGCCACCAATCTGGCAACTCTGACCGGATGGGATGCAACATGGAAAGCGCAGGCACTGCGGCCATTTAAGAATTTCCTTGTCGCGCTGGACATTACGAAGGGCGCCAGCCGCTACCCGCATATGGTCAAGTGGTCAGATATTGCGGCCCCCGGTGCTATCCCTACAAGCTGGGATGAAGCGGACCCCGCGCTCGATGCGGGGGAGCAAGACCTTGCTGAAACGTCCGACTTGATGGTGGATTGCCTGCCGCTAGGTGATGTGAACATCATCTACAAAGAACGCAGTACATACGCGATGACGTATGTTGGAGCGCCGTACATCTTCCGCTTCCAGCGCCTGCCGGGTGAGTCTGGAATTCTGGCGCGTGGTTGCGCAGTCAATACGCCGCTTGGCCATGTAGTTCTGACTGCCGGTGATGTGGTGGTAAATAACGGCAGCGGCGTGCAGTCCATCGCCAATGGCGCCGTTCGTGATTACATTTTTCGACACATCGACAGCACAAACTATAAGCGGGCATTTGTCACCGCGAACCCGCAACGCAATGAAGTCTGGGTGTGTTTCCCCTACGGGTCAAGTGAGACTTGCAACACAGCTTGCGTATGGAACTGGGTTGATAAGTCATGGGGCGTGCGCACACTTTCCGCCGTTACGTATGGGGCATTCGGGCAATTTAACTACTTAGCAGCTGCGGAATCGTGGGCGGTTGATTCGGATCCATGGTCTGCTGACGGCACCACTTGGGACGAAAACGAATACTCGCCAGCGGAAGCGCGGCTTTTGACGTGTCGCACAACGCCGTTGATCGCCATCGAGGATGCCGGAACGACTGATCTTGGAGCGCTAATCGAATCTAGCCTGGAGCGCACAGGCATCACATTTGGGGACCCGTATTCGGTCAAGACGATTCGGGCGGTCTACCCGCGCATCGATGGGAATATCGGCGACACGGTAAGCGTTCAGATTGGCGCATCCATGTTCCCGGACTCGGGGCCCGCCTGGCAGACGCCGCAGCCATTTGTGATTGGATCGTCGATCAAGGTTGATTCGTTCGCATCCGGGCGCTTCTTGTCGGTGCGCTTTACCAATGCGGATTATGGAGCCTGGCGCATGAAATCGTTTGACGTGGACTACATCAACGCAGGAGCCTACTGATGGCGCGATACACACCGGGGATTACTGGCTACCCGCTGATAGATGCTGAATTGCAGAAGATCGCGCAGGCCATGGAAACCGCCGACCCGTTTTTTACGCTGGACACGCTCTACGCAGCACCCAATAAGTACCGAGAGGGGACTGTTTGCCTATTTGATGGGGTCATATTTAACCCCGGCAGCGGCGCTGGTGTGTATTGCTACCGTGGCGGCGCATGGACATTTTTAGGATAAATCATGATGACACCAGAACAAAACGCAAGCATCGCGGCCTTTTGGGACGCAAACAAGGGTAACCCGCAGGCCGTTATGGACGCCATGACGCAATACGGCGTCGGTGCGGCTGACTTGGCAAACGCAATTGGGCGTAATGTCAGCGAGGTAGGGAACTACCTTGTAGATGCTGGCGCTGCGCGTGGCTTTGGTGGCTTTTCAAAAGGCATAACTGACACCTATTACGGTAGCGCAGCGCAGCCCAGTCAGTACGAGCAGGCGAAAGTTGCAGCAGCGCAGAGCCCAAATGTCGTAGTTGGAGGAACTCCATACGGACAAACAGCAGCGCATGGCCTACAAGCACCGCCTGCGCCGGTATCGACGCCAGGCACAACGACAAACCTCGGCATGGGGGGCGCACAGCCGCCACAGCCAGCGCAGTACACACCAAACCCCTACATCGGGCAGATGGCGGCAGGCATTACAAGCCAGATGAATGACAACTGGACGCGCAACCAACTTCCAAGCATCCGAAGCGGTGCGATGGCTGCGGGCGGGTTCGGTGGTTCTCGGCATGGCGTTGTCGAAGCTAATGCCCTGAATGACATGAATCGCTCGCTTGGGCAAAACCTGACCAATCTGTACGGCAGCGACTACAACAACGCCATGGGGCGCAACCTGCAACAGCAGAGCATCAATAACAGCTACGACTTGGGCCTACGTTCGAGTGATCTTGGCTTTTCCAATCTGGACGCCAGCATCAACCAAAACAATTTCAACAACCAACTGGCATCGGCCAACTTTGGTATGGGTGTGTACAACACCCTGAACAACCAGACGCAGACCGGCATTCAGGCTGGCACCAACATCCAAAACACGCCCCTGGACTACCAAAAGTATTTCACCAACAGCGCCAACGGCGTGGGCAGTGGGTACGGCACCAGCACGGGGACACAGACCAACCAGGGTAACCCTTGGCTGGGGGCGCTTGGTGGGGCAATGATGGGTAGTCAAATTCAAAAGAACTGGGGCTAAAAATGGCTGAAGGATTACTGGGAACTATCGGCAAGTTTGCTGGGCCTATGCTGGGGGGATTGTTTGGCGCGGCTGGCTCTGGCAACACGACCACGGGGGCAACGCAGTCGCGCGACCCATGGGGGCCAGCACAGCCGCACATCCTGCGCAACTTGCAAAACGAAGCAGACCTACAGGGCTACTACCAAAAGACGCCATTTAACGCGCAGCAGCAACAGGGCTACTCGAACCTGTTCGGCGACATTGGCAACTTCCGCGACAACGTAGCACCCGGCCTGATGGACTTTGCCAATCGTGGCATGGCTACCAACTACCAGCGCCAGCGTGGAAGCGCTCCCGGCTCGATTGGCTACGGCGCACAGCCTGCAGCACCACAAGCAGCGCCTGGACCGTTCAGCGTGGCCCATGGTGCACAAGTGCAAAACCCCATGCTTGATTTGAATGGCGCCATGAATCCGTACACCAACGGATCAATCAAGCCACCAGAGCCAAAAGCACAAGCGGCGATGGCTGGTGGTGGCTTGCTTGGTGGTGGTGGCGGTGCGGCGGCGATGGGCGGCAACGGTGGCGCACAGACTGACCACAACTCCAACTGGTCAGCCATGGGCGACGTTGAGAAGGCCAACTACTTCAACGACAACCCGACCATGGCGGCGCTGACTCAGGCTTTGCAGATGGGCTTTTCATTGACCGATATAGGCCGGTTGCAAGGCATCGTTGCGCCAGAAGTCGCAGAGCGTGCACGGCAGATCGCACGCGGTGATGCGTTCGGCGGAGGCGGTGCCAGCTTTGGCAATGTCAACCTCGGCGGCGCATTTGCGGGCATGGGGCCGGGTGATGTGAGCAAACTGGGCGTGAGCTTGGGCGGCTTTGGCGACTCTGACAGCTATGGGCTTAGCGGATTAGTCGGCGAAAGCAACGGCATGTTTGGCAATTCATCGAATCACAGCGTTAGCGGGGGGTGGTAAACATGGGTCTACTCGACGCACTCAACACCGATCAGGGCCGCATGGGCCTAGGTCTACTCGCAGCAGCAGGGCCACGCAGCGATGGCGCAGGCTTCGGTCAGCGCCTGGCAGAAGGCATGGGCAGCTTTGACGCCTACAAGGCTAACGCGCTCAAGCAGAAGATGCTGGAAGCTCAGATGCAGGAATGGCAGCAAAAGACTGCTCAAGAAAAAATGGTCATGGAAATGGCTAAACGCAAGCAGGCAGCACTTCCAATCCTGTTCACTGGTGGGCAGCAGGCACTTGCGCCATTGATGGGAGATGCAGAGTTGGGAATTTTGCCAAGTGCAGGCCGACAAGCTACACCGGGGCGAATTGATGTGCAGCGCGGTCTTGCTGCTGGGTACACGCCAGATGAATTGATGAAGATGGATGGTCTGCGCAATATCGGGCTTGACGAGGTTGCGCGTACCGTCAAAGGCATGCAAGGAGGGCGCGAGGTAGAGCAGCAATTCGACAAGTTCGGGCGCCCTGTTGGTCAGGGCATGGAGCAGTACCACGCGCCGATTGAGGTATCTACGAACGCGCAAAAGCTGCTGCTTGATCCGTACTCGCGCCAGCCGGTGCAATCGTTTGCAATGGAGCAGTCCCCAGACAGCAAGGCCAGCAATGCGCTCGGGTGGGCGAATAACGCAGCCACATTGCGCGGCCAAAA